TGTAGGTGGGGGCGAAGCATATACAGAAATGGTTACATGGGCAGCACAAAATCTTCCCCCCGAAGAAGTGCAAGCCTATAATGCAACAATGGACACGCAAGACCCTAACATGGTTAGACTTGCTGTTCAAGGTCTTTATGCACGTTATCGTTCTGAGGCAGAACCTAACCTTATGCAAGGTGGCACAGGTGCTGTATCCACAGGTGGGAAGTTTGAAAGCACTGCGGAACTCACTGCTGCAATGAGTGACCCCAGATACGCCAAAGACCCTGCCTACAGGCAAGCGGTTGCTGATAAGTTAGCAAAATCTAGCCTGTTCTAATTGTTGCATTGGAGTAGGGGGTTCGTCCCCCTCTCCTTCTAAGCACATCAACACTGGTGTTCTTAGAAGGGGCAACCCTATTCTCAAAGTTACTGATGTCAATTACCCCTGACCCCTTGCGAGGGACAATCTGTTGGAGAAAGCGTAGTAAAGTTGAGGCACTTACTTTAACATAAACCAAATGAGGTATAGAAATGGCACAAGCTGCTTCAAACCCTGCTTACACCGTAAGTTTTCAGGGTCAAAATAACCTCTCAGGTGACGTTCGTGACCTCTTTCTTAAGCTGTATGCTGGGGAAGTCCTGACCGCCTTTGAGGAAAAGAAAGTCCTTATGGACAAAGTGCGTACTCGCACAATTTCAAAAGGTAAGTCTGCATCATTCCCGATGACAGGCCGTGCAACCGCCGAATACTTGACCCCTGGCAACGAAATTACTGGTGGCAACATTCGTGCAGGTGAGCGTATTGTCACGATTGATGACCTGCTTATCTCAAGCCAGTTCATTGCAAACATTGACGAAGCAATCAACCACTACGATGTACGTAGCATCTACTCTAAAGAAGCTGGTATTGCGTTGGCTAACGAAGCTGACCGTAACGTAGCACGTATGCTGGTAAAGGCTGCACTGTCAACTAACGCAACGGCTGCTGCTGGTCTTATCCAAGACTACAAGTCTTTCACTGAAGAAGACTTCACCAATAACGTAACCATTGGTACGGCTTCTGCTGATTCAGTAGACCCAGCCAAACTCGCCAAAGCAGTCTTTGACGCTCGTAAAGAGATGGAAGTCAAGAACGTACCTACTGACGGTGCTGTTGTTGTTCTTGCTCCTGACCAATACTATGCGCTGCTTGACGTAACCGATGGCAACAAACTGGTTTACATGAACCGTGACTTCGGTGGTGCTGGTGCAATCGCTGGTGGTGTAGTACCACAGATTGCTGGTATGCCTGTCGTCATGTCAAACCACGCTAACGTAACTAACCTGTATGCCAGCCTTGTTACGGCTAACCCAAGTGAGGGTGTCACTTCTGACAACCAGCCGCTTGCAAATACTGCTGGTTCAGGCCGCACTACACACTATGACCTGCCAACCGCTAACGTGGATGGGCGTGACATGGTTGCTGAAGCTGCTAAGTTCCGTGGCTTTGTCTTTACTCCTGATGCCGTTGCTACTGTCAAGTTGCTTGACCTTGGCATGGAATCTGAGTACCAGATTAACCGTCAAGGCACACTGATGGTGGCAAAATACGCAATGGGGCATAACGTCCTGCGTCCTGCTGCTTGTATCGGTCTGTCTGAGGCCTAATCAACGAGGGGAGAGGTTACTAGTGCCTCTCTCCTTTTCTCATTGGAGTAAGATATGCCAGAAGTAGGTGGAAAGAAATACAAATATACCAAAGAAGGTATTGCAGCAGCAAAAGCAGAATCCAAAAAGACAGGTAAGAAGATGTCTTTTGGTGGGATGCCACAAAAACAGGTGGCTGCTATCATGGCTAAGTACGGAAAGAAGAAGAAATGAGCATTGAGTACCGTGGTGAAACATTCGCAGGGTACAATAAACCTAAAAGGACACCAAAGCACCCACGAAAGTCCCACGCTGTACTAGCAAAAGAGGGTATGAAGATTAAACTGATACGCTTTGGACAACAGGGTGTCAAAGGTGCAGGTAAAAACCCTTCAAGCGCAAAAGACAAGGCTAGAAAACGTAGTTATTATGCCAGACATAATGCACAAGGTAAGCCTAAGTCAAAACTTTCCGCAAAATACTGGTCACATAAAGTTAAATGGTAGGAGAATATCATGGCAGGAACAACACAACTAGATGCTGTCAACACAATGCTCTCTGCTATTGGTGAAGCACCAGTAAACAGCCTGTCCTCTGGACTTGTAGAGGCTGAAGTTGCAGAAAGTATTCTAAATACAGTTGACCGTGAGGTGCAGTCTATGGGCTGGCACTTCAACACAGAATTAAATAAGTCATTCGCCCAAGATACTAGCGGTAATATCATTCTACCAGCAGACATCTTGAGAGCAGATGCAACACTAAAGGCAGACAGCCCTGACCTCGTTCAACGTGGTACAAAAATGTATGACAGGAAGAACCACACTTTTAATGTAGGCACTAGTGTTGCCTTGGATGTGGTAGTCCACCTAAACTTTGAAGATTTACCTGAGGTAGCCAAGCGTTATGTTACCCTTCGTGCTACTCGCATCTTCCAAGACAGGATTGTTGGCTCAAATACACTACATGATTTCCAAATGAGGGATGAGGAAACGGCTCTGATTGAACTTAAAGAGTTTGACAAAGCCTCCGATGACCACAATATCTTTGATAATTACGATACATTTAGTATTATTGATAGGCAGGGACGGAGAACTTTCTAATGGCACTCATAAGTCAATCTATTCCCAACCTCATCAACGGGGTATCACAACAGCCACCATCATTGCGCCTGAATACACAGGCAGAACTGCAAGAGAATGGATTGTCTGATGTTGTCACAGGCTTGCAAAAGCGTCCTAGCACACAACACCTTGCAGATTTAGGTGTTATTAGTAACATTGATAAAGGGTTCATTCATACTATCCGAAGAGATGAGAATGAATTTTACTCCATGATTGTGGATACGGCTGGCACAATTCGGGTGTATGATAAAAACGGTGTGGCTAAAACAGTAACAAACAATGCGCCTTCTTATTTATCTGGGCTAACAAACCCTAATGAAGAACTGGCTGCTGTCTCTATTGCTGATGCCACATTCATTATCAATAAGAACACAGTGGTTGCTAAAGGAACGGCAACCTCTCCGACAAGAAATCCAGAAGCACTTGTATATGTCAAACAGGCTGACTATTCTTCCACATATCGTCTTAAGTTGACAAAGGGTGGTAGCACTAGCACAGTAGAGTTTGCCACAAAGTCTTCTACACAGTCTAGCACGACTTTGACACAGGATGCAGAACGTGGTGCTTCAACTGACTTGATTGCCCAGAACCTAAATACCTTTTCTGGTACTGTTGTATCTACTCAGTTTTATGATGACATCACAGACGCTTCGGCTGTAACAGGTCTAACGCTGACACGCTATGGCTCTACCATTCACATCCAATCTACCAATGCTACGGACTTTACAGTAGAGGTAGGTGATTCACATGGTGGTGACCACCTGCTTGTATTTAAGAACGAGACAGGTGACTTCAAAAAACTACCAGTTGAATCGGCAGAGGGATTTGTAATCAAAGTATCTGGTGATAACCAGAAGGCACAAGATGACTACTATGTAAAGTTTAGTGGTGGTGTCTGGAAAGAGACAAACGAACCAGCATCTTTAACACAGTTGGACAATACTACGCTACCACACAAGTTAGCAAAACTACCTAGTGGTAACTTTACCTTTGACCCTGTTACATATGCTGAACGTAAAGTAGGGGATGATGATACAAACCCCTTCCCTTCCTTTGTAGACTTTACTCTAGCAGACATCTTCTTCCATAGAAACAGGCTTGGCCTACTGGCTGACGAGAACGTAATCTTCTCCCGTGCTGGTGAATTTCTTGAGTTTGATTTCTTCAGAAAGTCAACACTGACTATTGTAGATAGTGACCCTATTGATGTGGCAGTATCGTCTAACAAAGTTAGCATACTTAAACATGCTGTACCATTCAGTGAGAGCCTTCTGCTCTTCTCTGACCTTACACAGTTTAAGGTAACGGCTGACCCCGTACTGACACCAGAGACTATCAACGTATCTAATACCACAGAGTTTGAGGCATCACTAAGAGCAAAGCCAGCACAGGCTGGTAAGTTTGTTTACTTCGCTTCCAAGCGTGGTGCATGGTCAGGTATGTGGGAATACTTCGTTGATACCGATACTGATACGAACGATGCTAGTGAAATATCTGCACACGTTCCACAGTATTTGAATGGTGAGATTATCAATATTCAAGCCTCGTCTAACGAGGACATGATTCTAATTCAGACTAACAATGACCCACAGGCTCTTTACGTATATCGTTACTACTGGCAAGGTAGAGAGAAACTACAAGCCTCTTGGTCACGCTGGGTATTTGATGGGGATGTAATAGGCTTCTCGTTCAACCGTGCAGACATCTATCTGCTCATCAAGCGAGGCACAAACCTATTCTTGGAACGTATCAATCTATCTGTAGATGATGCTACTAACTACACTACTGGTGCTTTCTCTCTTCATATGGACAGACGAGTTCGTTTAGAAACCTCTGGGCTTACTACTGTTCCTTATGTGGATGCTAGTACAATCTATGTAGATGAAGATGGTGCAGTCATTGCTTCCTCTGCTGTGGCAGGTAAACTGGCGGCAGGTGAGGTAGTCTTTGCAGGTATTCCATTCACGTTTAAGTACGAGTTTTCTGAACCAGTAATCAAACAGAACAACAGCCCTGTTACAACAAGCGTACTGCATTTGCGTAACTATGCTGTGGTATATAACAACACTGGCTTCTTCAAAGTGGTAGTAGAACCACTAAAGAGGACACCATACAATCGAACCTTTACTGGACGTATTGTTGGTGGTGCTGCTAACATTCTGAACAAGGCCGCTATTGATAGTGGTACATATCGTTTTGGTGTTATTGGTCACTCTGGTGAAACAAAAGTTAGATTAGAAAGCGATAGTCACTTTCCCTGCCAGTTCCAATCGGCAGAGTGGGAAGGTTTCTATGTCCTGCGTTCTAGGAGAATATAATGAAAGTCCATGTGAGAGCAAGCACACAGGCAGATATAGATTACTTAGAGCATAGTCTAAGGGATGAGGACGCTGAAGAAGTGTTAGCCTCACATGGCGATATTCGTGAAGCACTACAAGTCGGGTTCGATGAATCCGATGAGTGCTGGACTTTTACTGTAGCAGATACAGGGGAGATTGCAGGTATGTATGGTGTAGCACCTTGGGATGATGTATCCGCTACTCCGTGGCTACTAACTACCCCTGCTATACGTAAAGTCTGGTTACCGTTTCTACGTGATTCACGGAAATGGGTAGAAGAAACAAATAACAAATACCCCCTATTATTTAATGCAGTTGATGCAGACTATAAGGTAGCTATCAAATGGTTACGCTTTGTCGGCTTCACATTCATAAAGAGACATGACAAATGGGGCGTAGGTAACAAACCATTTTTAGAATTTGTGAGGATTGGCAATGGCTATTGACCCAATGACCGCCTTAAGCATCGGTCAATCCGTAATGGGTTTCTTCGATGCACAAGAAAAGGCTAAACAACAAGAGATTGCATATCAGCAGAACCGACTAGCTTCTGCTACTGCACGTGATATGAAGATACAGGCTCTCAATGCTAGAGCCATTCAGGAATCAGAACGTGTTGCTGGTGCTAAACTAGAGAACGCTATCAAAGCCCTTGAAGTAAGGGAATCAAAGATAGTGGCTGCTGGTGAGGCTGGTGTAGAAGGACAGGGTATTCAAGCCCAGTTAGATATGACAGAGGCTCGTAGGCTTCGTGGTGATACTATCTACAACCAGCAACTAGAAGGCATCTTTCAACAGATGGACTACGAGAAGCAGGGCATCAATGCGGAAGCACTAAACCGTATTAACTCCATGTCTCGTGGTCAACCGCCTAGTTTCTTGAGAGCAGCCGTAGGTGCTGCTGCTAGTGCGTATGCCACAGAACTTACATATGGTGGTAATAAATCAGGTAGTTTTCTGTCTAACATTGGATTAGGTGGTACAACATCACCCTACCAATCACAACCACTACCACCAGTTATCAACATTACTACATAAGAGGTAAACATGGCAGAACGTAGAGTACAGGTAAAGGAACTTGACGTACCTTCTATGTCCAGCGTGACACCTACTGCTCGTCCAGTAGATACGTATGTCAAACCTGCGAAAGAAGAGTTTCGGCCTAGCGGTTTGAGTGAATTTGTATCTGCCATTGCTCCTGCTATTAAAGCACAGAGTGACGAAAAGTTAAAGCAACGGCTAGACCGTGAGCGTAAAATCCAAGCAGGTGTCTACAAGAACCAACTTAACCAAGCATACCAACACTCTGTGCAGGTTAATTCTGGACTAAACCAACACTATATTAACAACAAAGATGAATACCTTGGCTATCGTGATGACGATGAAGGCACGGCGGCTGATAAGGTTTTAGCACTACGTCAAAAGAATATTGACGATAACGTATCGGCTATGGAACGTGAGGGTGTGGATGAAATCATCATCCAAGCCTTCAAAAACGATATGCAGACTTCCAACACTGCATTTATGAAAGATGTCTTTCTAAAAGATAAGACAGCTAAACATGAAGAAGAAGTGTATGGCAAGTTTGGCAACTCGCTTGTATCCGTTCTGGACAACGGACTAGATAAAGATAGTCAAGTTGTTGACATCAACGAACTGTATATGTCATTTGTGGATGCCAATGGTGGCAACCATGCCAAAGCCCTAGACTTAATGTGGGGGCTTGCAGAAGAACGGTCACGCACTAACGCTGACAATGGTTTGATTGATTGGCTTAAGTCATCAATGTCTAGCCCTGAGGGACAACCTGCACAGTGGGGTGTTGCTAAACGGGCAAAGCAGCGTGGTGTTATTGAAGCACGTGGTATAGCACAGGCTAATGCTACTAACTCTGCAATGACTGCACAGTTGACACAGGAGAGCCTTGCTGATAAGGCTACTAGTGCTTATTCTACTGGCAACATGTCAGACCTTGCTACAGACCGTGACACAGTGTTATCGAATGGAAAGGTTGTAAATCACAAGCCACAAGATTATATTCCATTTATTGAATCAGAGTTTGCATCTGAAGTTATTGATATTCAAGAGACTGCAACAGATGATGCCACTAAAGAGGCAATGCTTCTTGATGCTAACCGTAAGCGGTTTAAGTTTTATTCGACATACAACTTGATGCCACCACAACTGTCTCAGTCTGTAAACAATGGACGCACCTTGTTGACAATGGGTGACCTAACAAACCCAGACAATATGACAAAAGCTAGGGACATGTATGACCGCCTGATAGAAGCAGATGGCTATTCTGGTGGTGGTATTATCACTACTGCTCTTAAGGGTGAGGATGTCACACGTTTTAGACATCTACAGGTTTTAGTTAATGGTGGTTATACTTTTGAATCAGCTATGGGCTTGGTGCAGGGTAAGATATATGATGGTCGTTCCATCACTATTGACGATGCTGACATGAAGGATGCTCTGGATAATAACTGGTTTCCTACATGGAGTAAGGGAGCAACAGCAAGAAACATTAGTGTGATTACTGACGAGGTAAGTAAACTTTCTGAAGCAATTCTTCAGACAGATGAGACAGCTAGTGAGGAATCTGCCAAGCGTATTGCGATGGAACTTGTAGGAAAAGACTACCAGTTTATTAGAAATACAGATGATACGGTAACTGCTGTGCGTATTGAAAGTAATGCACTCAGAGAACCTGTCAATGTTGAACAGATTGAGGATGCTCTAAAAGAAATTGCATTTGACAGAGACAGTGAATTATCTGCATACATTTCTGAGCAACTTGGTGTAGACTTACCATTAGAAGTTATGGGTGTTCGCACTAACGGATATGACCTGTATGTAAAATCTACTGGTAATCCTAATCAACTATATGTGTTCGCAAAACCATTAGGTGAAGAGCAAGAAGGTACTCAGAATATTCTACTAGGTACTGTCAGTATCTGGGACTTTAATGCTAACCGTATTAAGGGATTGAAAGACCAGTTACTAGAGAAGCATCAGAAGGCTAAAGATTCTGAACTAATTAGTAGTCCTACAAACACAACACCTACCTTACAACAGGGCGGTGCTAGTCTTGAGGATGACCCTGACCTGATTAACGCAGTATCTAATGTAGTAGAACCTATTGTAGATGCTAGTGTAGGTATGTCTGGTGACCCATCATTAGATGAAACAGCAACAAACTTAACTGACCTTATACAATCGGCTATTGATGCAACAGATTCAGAACAGACTGATGTTGTAGAACAAGCACCTGAGGATATAGTTGTTGAAGATGTAGAGACTATTTCTACACCTAACTTATCTCAGGGTAGTAGGATTGTACTTACTGGGGATGTTCAGAACTCTGCTGTTGAAACCTTAAAAGTACAAGAAGGTTTTACTTCCACACCTAAAGATGATATGGGTAAGGACGCAGTAGGTTATGGCTTTCAGATTGAAAGTTTAGAGCCTGATGAATTAGAGTTGATTAAAGACATCAACAATGTTGAACCAGACGAGGCAGATGCCGTACTGCGTTTGAAAACTCAGAAGGCTAATAACTGGTGGACAAGTGAAGTAGATAACTTTGAAACTCTACCTGAAGAAGCCCAAGTTGCTGCTATTAGCATGGCCTTTCAGTTAGACAAAACAAATCTGGAAAAAGATTGGCCTAAGTTTATGGATGCCATGAAACGTGCTGGTGATGCTGCTCAAGGTTCGTGGGAGCGTACTGAAGCCTTGCTTGAAGCACAGTTCCATATGTTGTACAATGAAGCAAAAGATGGTACTATTAAACTAACTAAGTGGGCTACACAAACGAAAGACCGTGCCTTTGAGAACGCTGAAGCTATTGCATCAGGTGCTTGGAACTGGATGACCCAGACAACAGACACAGCAATACAAAATACATTGAACTTTGCTGAAGATGTAGATAAGGCTCGTCAGAAAGTTGGTGTTGCTATGATTCCATCACACTTCCGTATGTTCGCACAGGACATTACAGGTGTGAAACTGGAAGAACTTCGCACAGAAAATTTCTTCCAAGAGGATGAACTCACAGCAATGCGTGGTCTAATCGAAGCGCAGATGCAGGATGGTAAAACCTCTGGCTCAATCGAATATAAAGATTATGACAGAGGACTAGCAGACGTATCGTGGAAGAATAACGTAGACACCTTCTCTATGACTGATGCACAGGGTGCTGTCAAGAAAACTCTTGGACAGTTTACTTGGCGTATCAATGATAGTGGTGAGGTAATCGTTACTGACCAGTACAACTTTAATGATGCTAAAAAGTATCGTGAGATGTACCCAACACAGGCTGAACGTCTTGCCCACCTGACAGCACTGGCTGGTCTAGTTGCTATGGGTGAAGCAGATATGTATGGTTGGCTACGCAGAGTAGGCGCACTGTATGGGTCTGAAGAAGGCGAAGGCGCAAAGTTTGAAATTAACTTGGGTAAAGTAAACTGATAAGGACATGGAAATGGCTGAAGAGAACATTGAACGAGAACTGAGCCAGCTTGGTTTTGGTGGTGCTGAACCATCACCGCTTACTGGCGTAGTCAGTGACCTCGCTATCAAAGCAGCCCAGAAACAAATCGAAGAGAAGGCTGACGAATACAGCTTCTGGGATTTGATTATGGAACGCCAGATGGATGCTGGTACTATTCCTTCAGCTATGGCCTTATTCGATAGACCTGACCCAGTTAAGGATGAACCCGTTACTGAGAGCATCATCAATGAACTGACAGCAGGTATTACTGATGAGGCTGCGGTAAAGCGCATCCTTGATGCAGTTGATGCAAAAGGTGTAACATACGGCAGGGCGATTGCGTCTGAAGTACGTAGAACTATTGAGGCAAATACATTATTGTCTCAGGCTGGCCTTCGTGGTGCTAGTGCTATGATACTGTCAGACGTATTTGACCCTGCTGACGCTGCTATTATGGCGGCTTCTGCTGGCGTAGTATCAGCCGTAGCACCCCCTGCTGCCCCTTTAACCGCACCTATTGCTGCTGGTACAGCAAAAATTACACGGTTGTTTGGTAAGTTTAAGAACAACAAGAAATACCTAGCAATGGCTGCTGGTGTTGGTGGTACTGAACTAGCAGCACTAGAACTCCTTCGGGCGCAGTCTAAGTATGACATCACTGGTGGTGATATTATCTTAGCAGGTACACTTGGTGCTGGTGGTAGTTTAGCCTTTACAAAACTTGGACAAGTGTTGACTAAGCGGTCAATGATAACACAAGCGTTACGTAAGCAAGCAGATGGGGAAACTCTTACAGATTTTGAAAGCACTCTGTTGCGACAGAATGATGACGAAATCTTGTCACAGCGTTTCCGTCAACAAGCCTACGACAATGATGACTTTGGCGTGGATGAACTAGATGAGGTAACTAGTGGTTCTGGTCTTAGCCGTAAAGATTATACGGAGATGACTGAAGACGAACTAGCCGCTATTCCAAAACAGCGTGGCGTATTCGCTGGCGCACGGGGTAGCCTCTCAGCATTTGTTCGTGCCAAGAACTCTGACGATGATACAATTAGATGGCTGGCTGATGGGCTTGGTCTAAATAGCACTGGTAACAAAGTAGGTGCTGACGGACGGGTTACTGCGGTAAACTTTGGTGCATTAGAACAGCGTGACACCCTTGTAATGCGTTACAGGCTAAGTGTGGCGAACCCCATCCGACAACTGCTAGAGGAATCTGGCTTATCTCGTGCAGACTTTAAC